GTTTCCCAGTCACGATCGCCAGGTGCGATGTGGGAGGGGGTGTGATTTTTACGGACCCCCCCCTATGTTTGAAGTTTATTCAGCCAACACTGGACCAGCTGTCTCTTCAAACTTAACTTTAATGTAAATTCCAAATGGGTCATTTCTTATTATGTCATCAATTGCTCTTTCTTGTTCAGAGTCGTTTTCTTCTTCAGTCAAAGAGTTTGAGAACTTTCCAATTCTTGCTAAAAGACAACAAGAACAGTATCCAAAGTCGTTGTCATAACGATACCAGGAATCAAACTCAGTGAATGGATTGTAAGGATTGTCAATAGTTGTTAGCATGTACTTGGTTATTATTTTATTCATTTCGTAATCCTCCTTTTAATTAGTATCTAGCAACTGTGCTAGCAGATACGCCAAGTCTTTCAGCAATCTCTTGGTTAGTGTATCCTGAATTCTTCATTGATTGAAGAAGTGATAACTTAGCTGAAGACAATGTGTTTGAACTTCTTGGAGTTGCTTTTGACCTAAGTGAATCAACATCAGCGTTTTGTAGAATCTTCGTTAATTGATTCTCTGAGATAGCACCCTTTTGAATAGCTTCCCACTCAGAGTCCGTTATCTCTATAGTCTCCCTCTTGGCCCCGAACTGTGCCCTAGCCTTGGTAAGGGCCTGTTGTTTCATCTTTTTAAGCTTATCTTTATCTATTTCGTTGTCTTGTGTTTGTTGTTTGATGATAGAGTTTGTTAACAATTGAGCCTGCCTTTCTTTAGGGGCGTTCAGTAGTGCGGTGTTTAGCTTAGCCATCAATGAGCTTACATCAGCCTTATAGGCCTTATGGGCATCAGGGCTATACTCCAGCTTAGGGGTAGTAGCGTATGCTTTCCTAGCTGTGTTAGCCATAGCTTTTAGCGAGTTAGCATAGTCTGCGTATAGTCTTTCTTGTGGAGTACCCTCGTTCTTAGGACCTGACATTAGTGTTCTAGCGTCGTTAGTTTCTAACATCTTCTTAGACTTATCTGTCAACACAGCTCCTTTACTACTTAGTTGAGGGGCTCTCTTAATGTATGAACCCTCTGGTTGACTAGGGTCATACCCCTTAGCACCCTTAACATTCTTATACACATTGTATATAAGTGCTCCTTCTGGTTGACTAGGGTCATACCATTCTTTACCCTTAATGTTTATCTTAGGGGTACCAACTCTCTTCTCTACTAGAGCGACACCCTTAGACTTAGATAGTAAAGTAGATGCACCACCATCTTTATTCTTACCAGCTTCTGGGTTAGCAGGTTGATACTTCTTTTGTAAAGCTGCTATACCATTTACTTGTTCTGATTTCTTGTAGTCTAACTTATGCTTTTCAGCATCGATAACAACCATTGAGTGTTTAACAGCTCTTGCTAACTCAGAGTCCGTAGCACCTTGCAAAGTCATGTCGGTTATAAGATTTGATATCATACCCATCTCTCTACCAACAGAACCCTTTTGCATCACTTTCATACCAGGTTTAGCAGGATACTCTTTCTTATTGTCGAAGTTCTCTAACTCTTTTAATGGATTTTTAGAAAGTATCTTTGTAGAACCCCCAGTAGGTAATACCAATACAGTGTCACCATCAAAGTCAGCACCTGATAATCGTTCAGCATTCTTTGAGTTTATACACACTGCATCCTTTGGATTCTTACCAATCATCTCAATAGCATCTTTGTTCTTATTGTTTACTGTAAGGATTGGAATTTCGAATAATCCACCATGAGGGAATCTTATTAGAGCTACTTTTTCACCATCTTTAAAATTAGGAGCATATACTTCAGAATCTTTAACAGAGTTTATAGGAAGTATTACTTGATACTTTTGTCTTGGTAGCGAAGCTGCTTTTAAATCAGCCGCAGCAGTATCAGCATCCTCAGCAAAACTAGCTAGTAAGTTCTTTTTAACGGTTGGGTTGGTTATAGCCATGATTTCTTCCAGCTCGGCAAGCTTGTCTGCTTTAGATAAACCGAGTTGTTTCTTTATCAGCGTTAGAGATTGCTTAGCTAAGAATTGTGATGGTAGTCCTTTAGACCAATCATTCCAATCACCTTCATCAGCTCTCTTGTTTATAGCTGATAACTTTCTTTCGCCAGTTTTCTTATCAATATAATAAGATTGACCATTATCCTTAATAGCTGAACCGAATGGATTAGTTGGGTCTTTTTCAAGATTCTTTGATATATCTTTGAATACTTTCTCAGCAGGCGTACCCTTAGCTTTATTAGTATTAAACATTATATCAACGCCATCTGGGAAGTTTGAATCTGGTTTGTAGACCGCCATACCTTTTAAGTAAGACTTGTCATCAACTAGTATTCTAACTTGTGAATAATGACTTCCGCCTAAATCCAAGTCTTGAACACCTCTTCTTATTTCTATAGTACCATCAAGATTAACACCACCATCTTCAGCATACCTTATACCAACTCTTTTTCCATTTACTGAAGTTGGATATTTAAATATAGGGTCAACGTTAACTTCACCAGTCATAGTGTTATAGTCTTTAATAGTATTAACTTTAGAGTAGTCATATATATCTCTATGTTCTGTTCCAGGAGGGCCTATAACTTTAATAGTAGTTTGTTTGCCAGCATTAGTAACCTGAGCTACACCACCTGAATAATGAGGATAACCTTCCATCTCTAACATATATAAGGCTTGTTCTAACTTTTCTTTAGTTGTACCTAGTTCTCTTTCAACTCCAGCACCAACGTCTATCATACCTTTCTCATCAATATGTTTCTTTAGTAAAGCTGCAACATTAGCTGCTTCATTCATTCTTTGACATGATTTCTCATTTAATAAAGACCTTACCGATGATTCGCCAGCAAGACCCATTTCTTTAGCTATTTGTGGATTTGACATACCTTTTGCTTTTAAAGCAGTGGCTCTATCAACATCGATAGCCCTTCTTTCTGCTTTAGCCATCGATTGTTGAATTCTTAATTTACCAGTAGTTAAACCAAAAGCAGTAGCTATATCTTTTTCAGACATACCTTGTTTTTTGAACTCATCTATTCTAGCTAAGAAGTCCGCAGTTCTTTGGTATGTTTCTTTACCAGACCCCCATGGGTATCTTCCGGACCTTCTAGGCATTCCATAATGCATTAAATATTCTTCATCAGTCATATTGTCGGAGCTGATGTATTCATTGTCATAACCTCTATTCATATTTTATACCCCCATTTTTTCCTTATTAATAAGCTTATCAAAGCTAACGATAGTTTTCATAATAGTTGTTATATCTTCAGGGTCAGGTTCCAATATTAAGACATCATCGTTTTGATATAGTCTCAACTCTATATTTATGTCTTTAGGTACATATCCGTACTCTAGACAGAACATAGCAGAGTAAATCATTAATTGTTCAAAATGAGCTGGATTGATTCCTGTTTTCAAATCATGAATTCTTAGTAATCTTTCCTTCTCGTTAAATGATATTGCATCGGCCGTCCCAAAACAGTTCTCAGAATAGAATAGTACTTGTTCCGATTCCATTCGATATCCTATAGCATCGTTAACGAATGCATTTAAAGTCTTTTTTGACTTAGAAAGTTTTTGACCAAGTTTTATACATTGTGACGCGAAGTCATGCAGCTCAGTTCCTTTTTTGACAGCTAATTGTCTATTATATCTTTCTACTATTTTTTCTTCAGAATATCTAATCCAATGATATTGACTAGCGCTTAGGAATGCATGACACCCACTAAGTTTTGAATGATTGTTGAAGTTCATTTAATACCACCTCCATATTCTCAGGACATATAAATCTTGAGAATGACATTTTATTCATTAAGTCTACGTAATACTTTTGGTTTGGTCTGACGGCTGACACTTCAGATTTTTTGCATTCTAAAGTAGCCCATTTATCTTTATACAAAATTAGTAAATCTGGGATGCCTTGTATATGAGCTGAATCTAGCTTAGTAACAATACATCCATTGAATCGCTTTTTCAATTCTTTTATCAATATTGACTGAAACTTATTTTCATTCATATCGACACTCCTCTCGAAAATTCGTAAGAGCTTGTATACTTAATTCTACAATACATAAGCTCCTGTAAAGTAAATTTCACAGTTTCTTATTCCTCCTATAATATAGCATGTATTTCGTGCGTGGTCTAAATGAAAAAGAAAAGCCCTTGTGGACTAATCTTCGACCATATTATCTAATGTCATCATAAAC